TGCTTCTGGTAGGATAAAAGTATGGCATCAGTGTTCTGGAGTTATTGGTATGTTCCTTAACTACCGTTGGGATCCAAAACCAAATCTAATTAAAGAAACCCCTTTACACGATGCTTTTTCTCACCTAGCAGATGCTGTGAGGTACGGTATTTATTCACACAACGGGTAACAATGAAGCGCAAGGATTTATCCCCTTGCGCTTTTCTTTTGCTAAATTTGGACTTTACATTATATCTAAATTTGGTCATAATATTTATTATCAAGAGGAACAATTATGGCAACTAATAATACTAAAAGAAGTGTTATTAAGTGGGTTAGAGACGGTATTAAGAGTAAGTATAAAAAAGATACTTGCTGCGCTGTATGTAATACTGAGGAAAAGTTAGAGTTCCACCACTATAATACTGTAGCCCTACTAGTAACCAACTATATAGAAAATACTGGTGTACAAGTAGACACTAAAGAACAGATTTTAGAAATGCGAGAAGCTTTCTATCAAGAGTATGAATACGAAATGGTAGAAGATGGAGTTACTTTATGCGAAAACCATCACAGACTTCTGCATAAAATATATGGCGTGGAACCTAAACTTGAAACAGCAACTAAACAAAGACTGTGGGTTGAAAAACAACATGAAAAGTTTCTTGCTAAAAAATCAGGCACTTATATGGAGAGCTTACCTGCTAGTCTAACGCAATATTGTGTTGATGCTGTTCCATTAACCAACTTTTTAACGAGGTAAATATGGGAATTTTTGAAAAGATTTATACTAAGCTAAACCCTGCCCAACCACAAATAAAAAATGAGGAACCCGGTGGTGGACGTACTACCAAAGATCCTTATACCTTATCTCAAGCCTATAGAGAAATAGCTGTAGTGAATAGGATTGTTAACCTTTGGGTAGATGCTGCTGCGGAAGTTACCTATGATGTCAAGGATAGGTTAGGTTTTACAGCTTATGCAACTAATGTACAGCAATCTAAACTTCGCTCCTTACTTAACCATAGACCTAATCCTTTTATGGATATAAGTACTTTTAAGCGCCTTCTATTCCTTGATTTTATTATGGAAGGTTCAGCTTTTATATACTGGGATGGTTCTGCATTGTACCATATACCTGCAGCTAATGTGGAAGTAGTGCTAGATAAGAAAAAATATATTAACCATTTTAAATATGGTAAAACAGAATTTAAGCCTAATGAAATTATCTATATAAAAGATAATGCTTACTACGGTCAATCGGTCACGGCTAGTGGTTTCGGTAGGTTATCTTCTTGTTTAGATGATATTAAACGTCTTAAAAAGCTTGCGGAGTTTAAAGAGAAGTTTTACGATAACGGGGCTGTTATAGGTCTAGTTATTGAAACAGACCAACTATTAAGTAAGAAACATAAGCAAAGATACGAAGAAGAAACAGCTATAAGGTATAATCCTAGAACGGGTAAGACAAATGTACTAGTATTAGATGCAGGATTTAAGGCTAAGCCTATAACTACCAATGGCTTCAAAGATTTAGGTACTACTGAAGACCAAAAGAACTTAACTAAGAATGTTTGTACCGCCATGGGTGTACCGGAAATATTACTAGACTCTGGTAATAACGCTAACTTGCGTCCTAATATAGATTTACTATATTCTATGTCTATTATACCTAATATCAAGAAATTTGAATCAGCTATAGAATTTTTCTTTGGTCTAGATATTAAACCTATGACTGATGAAATTATGGCACTTTCTCCAGATAGAAAAGCGCTTGCTGAATACGTTACTTCTATAGTAAACAATGGTATAGCTACTGGGGATGAAGGTAGGGCAATCTTACGTATGGAACCTATTGGTAGCGACGAAATGACTAAGATTCGTATTCCACAAAATATTTCAGGTTCCGCTACTGGTGTATCAGGCCAAGAAGGTGGTAAACCGGCCGCAGAAGGAGATAATAATGAGTGAAAAAACTGATATTTTTAAGAAGGTACATGAAATTATAGGTGATAGCTTACCTGAAAGTCATGTATTCTATGCAACACAAGGACTTCCTAACCTAACATATATTAATAAATTGTTTGGCAACTGGTATAGTTTCAGCAACGCTTATCTTAAGTTTATAAAAGCAGGTGGTGTTGAAATTGAACCAACAGTACCTGTAGTAGAGAAAGGAATTAACTCTACTGAGATAGCTGAGGAGGACTTAGATGAATAATCCATTAGAGATCTTTTCCTCCATTAAGTCGGTTACAGTTACTGCTGATGATTCTCTGACTATTAGGGGATTTGCTAACACTACTAGCAGAGATAGAGTTGGGGACATTATTCCATCAGATACTTGGAAAACTACTAATGCTCTATCTAATTATCTGAAAAACCCTATAGTACTAGCGTTTCATGATCATACGTTACCCATCGGAACAGTATCAGAACTTAATGTAACATCAGAAGGACTAGAGGTTGTTGCTAATATTAGCAAAGCTGCTGGTAAAATCTATGATCTTATTAAAGATGGTATATTAAAGACTTTCAGTATTGGTTTTCGTGCTTTAGATGGTCAGTATGACGAAGCTACTAGAAGCTTTCTGATAACAGATTTAGAGCTTCTAGAAATTTCGGTTGTTTCTGTTCCTTGTAATCAAGATTCTGTTTTTAGTCTAGAAAAATCATTAAACGCTGCTGATTTTGCAGAATTAAAACAGAAATTTACCCAAAAAAATACTACTCCCGTATTTAATTCAGAGCTGGAGAAGTTACTGTATTTCATTAATGGCCAACATTAATGTTGTAAAATTAATTTACATGCATTAGATATTTTTATATACTAACTATATCTTATAGACAAACGTAAAATATTTTATCGAAAGGAGATAATATGCCTGGTACTAACACACCTATTGATATGGCTCAGGTTCGTAAAGAACTTGGTGTAGATCAGCTTTCTGCAACTTTGAATGATATTCTAAATAAGCAGAAGCAAGAAGAAGCTGACAAACTAGCTAAGCAAAAAGCTGCCGAAGAAGAAGCACGTATTCAAACTCTTATTGAGAAAACTGTAGGTGCTAATAGAGAAAAGCTAGAAGAAGCTAATCAAACAATTAAAACATTGGAAGAGTCGCTGAAAACTAGTAATACCACTTTTGCTGACACAGTAGAAGCAATGCAGAATACTATTATTGGTCTGCAAGACGAAATTAAGCAAGTAATGGCTGCTCGCTCTGGTGCTGATACCTTTGCAACTAATGCTATTTCTAAAGCTATGTTTGGTAATGACCAAGAACAATTTGAAAAGGCAGTAGAAAACGTAGTTCTACTATCTTATATCACAGAACAGAATATGTTCGAAACAGCGTATGGTGCAGAACATCAGAAAGCTGTAAATGCTAGTTCTTCTATTGAAGTTTCTAGTGAAGGCTATGAGACTATCTTCTCCCAGCGTATCCTTCGTGATATTCAGAAGCTTCTAGTAGTTGGTGACCTGTTCGAAGAGCTTCCAATGACTTCTGCAAACCTAACTATGATGATTGAGCCTGATTCTCAAGTTGCTACATGGGTTGCTGCATCTACTTATGGTACTACTGCTACTACTGGTAATGAAGTTAAAGCTAAGATGGGTGAAAAGACCTTCAAGACATTTAAGCTTGCAAGTAAGGCTTATATGACTGATGAAACTCCAGAAGACGCTATCGTTCCTCTGTTACCTATCATCCGTCGTCATCTAATCGAGTCTCACGTAAAAGCAATTGAAAATGCATTTATGACTGGTGATGGTTCCGGTAAGCCTCTAGGTCTGCTACCTATGGCTGCTGCTGATGGTCGTAAAGTAGTTACTACTGCTAAAGCAGACGGTACTGTTAAAGTTACTGCCAAGATGCTTCACGAAATGCGTCGTAAATTAGGTCAGCGTGGTTTAGATTTAGCTAAGCTAGTTCTGGTTGTTTCTATGGATGCCTATTATGATCTGATTGAAGACCAGGAGTTCCAAGATATGAGCCAAGTTGGTGGTCAAGCTACCAAACTGACTGGTCAAGTTGGACGTATTTATGGTATGCCTGTTGTGGTTTCTAGTTACTTCCCTGCTAAAGCTGTAGATGTTGAATTCGCTGCTCTAGTTTATAAGGATAACTTCGTAGTCCCACGTCAGCGTACAGTTACTGTAGAGCGTGAACGTCGTGCCTCTGAGCAACGCGATGCTTACTATGTAACTCAGCGTGTTAACCTTGACCGTCTGATTGATGGTGAAGGTGTTGCAACTGCTGCTTACGCTGCTGTTTAATATTACTTAATATTGCCGAAAGGGCAGGGCTTTATGCTCTGCCCTTTTTTTATTGGAGAAAATTATGTCAGAACAATTAATTTCATTCGTAACTTTGGATGAATATAAGCAGGTGGAAGGTATAAATTCACCAAACTCTGATGTTAAGTTATCTTATATTATAGATGGTGTCAACTCATTGTTAAGAACATATCTAGAATATCCAGATGATTTAGCTTACGAAGAAACATATAATAAAGATACTCAAGTACTTAGAATAGAATCCGAATATATATTTAAAGATGTTCGATTACAGGATAGTATACCTCTAGGTATTAATGGACGTCAACTAACATGGGGTGAAATTCAGTCTAGTGGTAAAGGTTATGTAGTACTAGATTTTGTAGAGACAGGTACTGTATCTTTCTCGCCTTTTATAGTTATAAAGGCTGGAGTACCTCCTTACCAGAACCCGGCCGCTACGCCGGCCGCTATAAAGATGGCTGCATATAACTTAGTTACACACTATTATAAAGACCAATACAGAGCTTCTGTAGGGTCTGGAACCCAAAGTGTTAGTTATACACCTTCCACAAATAACATACCCCGCCATGTTATAGCCATGCTAGCACCTTTTAGACCTATATGAGTCTATCTGCTTTTGCTAGATCAATATTGGAAAAAGTTTTTACTGAGAAAGGTGGGGATGGTAAAAACTCAGTACAATATAAAATTACTATATCCGATAGTAGGAGAGATCCTACTGTTTCTACTGCTATATTTAAATTTAAGAAGCCAATACCTTCTTCTTATATAGAAGAGAAGATGCCCCAATATGTGGATATACTTAGCGACTATATGGATAGGGAGAGTTTAGGAATAGTAGGTGCTGTATTAAAGAAATACGGTTTTTCTACTGATACTCCTTATAAAAAATCAGTTTCTGGCTCAGGCTCCTTCGATTATACAGAAGAAGAGAGTGATGCAGAGGAAATTGGTTTTGATAGAATAAATTCTATTAGGTTAAAAACTGGTAGATTTATTTCTATTAATAATTTTACAGTTCTATTAGAGACAATGATGAGGGCTGAAATGATGAAACATATGACTGATAATGGCCCCCAATTACATAATAGAACTGGTAGATTTATTTCTAGTACTTCAGTTAGTAGTGTAATTGCAGGTAAGTCTGTTATATCTAAAAAACAAATAATTAGAGTATCATATACTTATATGAAATATCCTTATGCTACATTTGACCCTGCCGGGCCTAACAGCAGAGGCTTAGCATCTTTTCATAGAAATCCTAGAAAGATAATAGGTGAGGCAATGTATAGAGCTTTTGATGCATTGGTTGATACTACTAAATATAATTTGGAGGTACAATTAATATGAGGTCTGGTATAGTAGATTCTCTAGTAGAATTGATAAAAACCAAAGTAGATGGATCAGGCTTTTCCAATCTTTATTCAAATGTTGTAAATAAAAATTTATCGTTTGAAGAGATTTCTGATTTTCCGTTTTGTACAGTGACTCCAGGAGTTGGTACAAGACAGTATCTACCTAGTAATCAAATCTGGGCATATTTAGACGTATACATTAGACTTTTTGTCAATGATCATGATGATGCACAGGGATCTTTAGAATCTCTCATTATGGATATTGAAAATATAATTGATGACAATCAGACTTTAGGATATACTAGTATTAATAATTCTGGTCAAGTTTTCGAAGGGGTTACAACCGACAGTGAAATACTCAGTGTAAATACTGATGAAGGGGTTTTACACCCTATGGCTTTCGGGGAGATCTTGGTAAGAATACGTTATGACAAACATATACTTAGGAGATAAATAATGAGTAATGCTCAACTGTTACGTAATGCCCGAGTTTGGGTAAGTACAGCAAAAGTAGAGGCAGATATTACACCTCTAAATACCAAAGAAATCCTAGTTCAAAGTGACCTTAGCTTTAGTCAATCCACTTCTTCTAGTGATATTAACCTTGACGAGGCTGGTCCAGTACCTGCTAGGGGTTCTGACAGATTTAATGACGCTCTAGACCCTGTAGAGTGGAGCTTTTCAACATATATCAGGGCTTTCTGGGACCCGGATTTAAACGGAGATGCTATAGAAGATGATGGCGGCGTAGTTGTTGCTGACGCTATT